CATAACAGTTGAATTTCCTCGGATCACCGAAACGGGTAAAGGCTTCCGTTGCGATTATCATGTTGGTTGCTACTACAACTGGGCCGGCGACAAGTGGGAATGGAACAAAAATCAGATACTCACAGGTCATGGTGAAAAGTCACTGATAATGCTCCAGCGGCATATCACTCTCACAGAACAGGAGATAGCGTGTATTCGCTGGCACATGGGGTCGTTTACAGACCAGAAGGAGTGGGAGTATTACGGCAGAGCGGTCGAACGGTACCCGGCTGTACTCTTTACTCACACTGCTGATATGTACGCGTCACACGTTCTGGGGGTATAAATGCAGCACATAGAAGACAATGAACAGATGATACTTATTCGCTGGGCGCAGTTCGAAAGCGGCAAACACCCCGAGTTGTCGTTGCTGTTTCATGTCCCGAACGGCGGCAAGCGCAGCAAGGTCGAAGCTGCAAGGTTCAAGGCGATGGGAGTGCAGGCGGGTGTTCCAGACCTGTTCCTCCCTGTTCCGCGTGGCGCGTATCACGGACTTTTTATCGAGATGAAAGCTCCAAAGGGGCGGACGTCTAATGCACAGAACACTTGGATAGAAAAGCTGAAGAGCAACGGATATGCAGTCGAGGTGTGCTATGGCTTTGAGGCGGCTCAACAAACGCTGCTCTCATACCTTGACGAAAAATAGCCGTTTGCAATCAATTTCACAGGGAGGTGTAAAAAACAATGGCAAAGAAAAGAAACTGCAGGCGAACACCGGAAGAAGTAAGTATACATGAGGAGGCTGTTAAACTCCGCAAAATGACCGACGCTCAACTGGTCGAGAAGATTCGCTCCGCGTCTGCGGTGGCAAGTAAGTTTTCTACAGCATTTCGGCAGCAGTCATCTTCGGCAAAGAGTGCCGCTGAATTCCTCGAGGCATTCGCAAATGCCAATATTCCGGGCGTGGGGAAAATAACACTCAAGAAGATGAACACATTCGCAAAAGACAACGGATATCTTTAATAAAGGGGATTGGACGATATTATGACGGTAGCAGAATTAAATAAATATTACCTGCTGGAGGACGCTATTCGAGATGATAAAGAGAGAATCGCGAGGATTGAAGCAAAACTCTGTGGTTCCAGTGCCTTCGATACGAGCGGTGTACCGAAGAATCCTACACCGCGCAACCGTACTGAGGACAGCTTTATCGAGCTGGCACACCTCAAGACGGAGCTTGGCAATGAGGTCAAGGAGTATGAGGCTTTGAAAGTCAGAATTGAGCGGTATATCGCGCGTATCAACGACCTGCTTATTAAGCGCATCATGGAGAAGCGAGTTCTCAAGCATAAAAGCTGGCGTACTGTTGCGGAGGAGCTCGGTGGTGGGAACACCATCGACTCCGTCAAGAAGATGTACTATCGCTACATATCGGACAATCCTGATTAAGTTGTCACCAATGTCCCCCATGTCCCGTCCAATGCGTGATATAATGAAAACATAATCAGATGCAATGCACTCCTCAATTTTTGCGTTCTCGCCCGGCGCAATATAAAATTGAGGAGGTTTTATGTTACCCAGGAAAAAATGTGAAGAAATCAAAGCGGTTGAGATGCCGCCTATCAAGGAGTATCTGAAAGAGATACAGCGCGACGGCAGCGAACTTGGAGCCGATGAGGTGTTAAAGGACACGCTCAAATGGCTCGATTCGCGCGGGATGAAGAACGCTGTATCAATGCAGATGGTCGAGCAGTATGCATTCTCCGTGGCTCGATGGATACACCTTGAGCGGCTTATCTCAAAGTATGGCTATATTGCCAAGCACCCGACCACCGGTGCACCTATTCAATCTCCGTATGTAGCGATGGCTCAATCTTACATGAAACAGGTCATCGCGATACGGAGTGAAATCAATCTTCAGCTTAAAGAATCACGTCCCGCGCCGACGACGTACGTTCGGGAGGTGGTTTACGGTGAGTAACGAGCTGAACTATTACCTTGCGGACGTTGAGGAGCTTATCCCCTATGCGCGAAATGCCAGGACGCATTCCTCTGCACAGATAACACAAATTGCCGCGTCAATAAAAGAGTTCGGGTTCCTCGCCCCTATCGTCATTGCCGAGGATAACACGATTTTGTGCGGTCACGGTCGCTTTTACGCCGCGCAAAAACTGGGCTTAAAGAAAATACCCTGCGTCAAGGAATCACACCTCACCGAGGCGCAGAAACGCGCATATATCATCGCAGACAATAAGCTGAGCATTAACGCAGGCTGGGATGATGAGTTGCTTGCTGTGGAGCTGTCAGACCTGCAAGGCGAGGGCGTTGACCTATCCATCACAGGTTTTGACGAAAAGGAACTTGCGGACTTATTCGATGATAAAAGCAAATCTGATGTTGAAGATGACGGGTACGACCTGTCAGCCGCATTGGAGAAAGCGGCATTTGTACAGCGCGGCGATATCTGGACGGTAGGCAGACACCGTCTGATGTGCGGCGATGCTACCAGCGCCGATGATGTTGCCGCTCTGATGGGAGGCAAGCGCGCGAACCTGCTCCTGACAGATCCGCCGTATGGCGTATCGTTCAAATCATCGAGCGGCTTGACCATTCAGAATGACAGCATAAAGGACGAAGATTTCTACAGCTTCCTTAAATCGGCTTTCAGCGCGGCGGTCGACTGCCTCGAAAAGGGAGCGGCGGCATACATCTTCCATGCTGATACGGAAGGACTGAATTTCCGCCGGGCTTTCGTTGACGCCGGCTTTCATCTCGCTGGCTGCTGTATCTGGGTCAAAGATAGTCTGGTTTTAGGACGAAGCGACTATCAATGGCAGCATGAGCCGGTTCTATATGGATTTCTGCAAAACGGCAAGCACTCATGGTATTCCGACCGAAAGCAGACCACCATCTGGAACTTTGCCAAACCCAAGAAGAACGCGAACCACCCTACCTCGAAGCCCCTTGACCTTTTATCATACCCCATTCAGAATTCCTCACAGGAAAATGCTATCGTGCTTGATACGTTCGGAGGGAGCGGCTCAACGCTTATGGCGTGTGAGCTGACAAACCGGATATGCTATACGATGGAGCTGGACGAGAAGTACGCTTCCGTTATCCTGCGAAGATATGTTGATGATACCGGACGTTCTGACGATGTATTTGTAGAGCGAAACGGTGAAAAAATCCCGTATGCTTCACTTGCAAAGGCGGTGGAGCATGAGTGAACTGACTTTAGGCAGTCTGTTTGATGGCAGCGGCGGCTTTCCTCTAGGTGGAGTGCTTGCGGGAATAACTCCGCTGTGGTCCTCGGAAATAGAACCATTTGCAGTCCGTGTCACAACCAAGCGACTTCCGCAGATGGAACACTACGGCGACGTGTCTGCGCTTAACGGCGCGGAACTACCGCCTGTCGATATTATCACATTTGGCAGTCCGTGTCAGGATATGAGCATTGCCGGAAAGAGGAGCGGCTTGGACGGCGCACGTTCCAGCTTGTTCTATGAGGCAGTCAGGATAATCAAGGAAATGAGGTGTGCAACAAATGGCAAATACCCGCGATACTGCGTGTGGGAGAACGTTCCCGGAGCATTCAGCTCAAACGGCGGCGAGGATTTTCGGTGCGTCCTCGAAAGCCTGTGTAAAATCAAAGATGAAACCGTTTCTGTTCCTCAATATGAGAGATGGACAGCAGCAGGATATATCATGGCAAAAGAGTTCTCCGTTGCCTGGAGAGTCCTCGACGCTCAATACTGGGGAGTACCCCAGCGAAGAAAACGCATCTACCTTGTCGCAGATCTTGATTCCGAACGCGCCGGAAAGATACTGTTTGAGTCAGAAGGCGTGTCGGGGTATTCTGCTGAGAGCTTCCGCGCGTGGCAAAGAACTGCCGACGCTGCTGAGGGCGGCATTGGAGCGGCAAGCGGGGGCTTAATGAACGCTGCCGGCTTTTGCGCGGAGCATTCGGCGAAAGCACGCGGAATCGGCTACGAGGAAGAAACTTCGCCCACGCTCCGCGCTGGGACGATACCAGCAACTGTCTACGAAAATCATTCACAGGATACACGGTATACCGGACCGCTTGATGTCGCTCCGACAGTAAGTTCGACCTATGGAATGGGCGGGAACAATCAGCCGTTTGTTGTGACCAAAGAAACGAGATGTTTTGATGTAAGGTTTACCTCCGAGGGAACAAAGAATGCCAGGCATAATTGCTATGAAACTACTACGTCGCGGACAATAGATACCGGCGGTAATGCGCCGGACTCTAACCAAGGCGGGGTTGCTGTTGTATCCGTCCAAGGCTCGATGATAGGCAGAACGGACAAGAACGGACCGCAAGGCAGCGGAGTGAACGAGGACGTTTCTTTCACGCTGAATGCTACCGACCGTCACGCTGTAGCTTTTTCTCCAGCGCGGGTGTACAGCACGAGTAAGAACTCATACCACACAGAAGTTACCGAGGATGTTGCAGGCACTCTTGTGGCATCTGATTATAAGGATCCACCGACCGTCGCGGAAGAACCTCAATACATCGTCCGGCGGCTCATGCCTACGGAGTGCGCCCGGCTGCAAGGCTTTCCAGATTGGTGGTGCGCCGACCTCGGAACAGCGGAGCCGACCGAGGATGAACTTGAATTCTGGCGGCACGTCTTTGAAACCCATCGTAATATAACGAGCGGCTCGAAGAAGGCAAAGTCAGATAAGCAGCTTCGCGCATGGCTTAAAAGTCCTCACAGCGATTCAGCGGAATACAAGCTGTGGGGGAATGGCGTTGCTTTGCCCTGCGTTTTCTTCGTTCTTTCGGGCATTGTTTACTATTCACAGTTGAATGTTGAAAGTTTGTGAGTTTATTCTCTTGATATGTGTCCCTTTCGGAGTTAATATATAGCTGGTCAGCAGGCAGCACCGAGCGGCATAATATACACATAATTCCGCTGTACATTTCGTGCAATATATTGTTCCGAAACCGCTTGCTATTATCTCGCTTTAGAGTTAATATGTACACACCGAAAGGGAAAACAAAGCCAAACGGAGGACACGACAATGAAAAACACACAGGTACAGATCGAGGGCATTAAGAACCAGACCATAGGCGTTGAGGTCGAGATGAACAACATAACAAGAGCGAAAGCCGCGCAGATCGCCGCTGAGTTCTTCGGAACGCACCGCCACGAAAACACCGCCGGCCGCAACGGATACTGCACCTTCTCCGCTTGGGACAGCGAGGGGCGCGAATGGAAATTTCAGAAAGACGTAAGCATTCACGGACCTGACGGTGAAAAGTGCGAAATGGTAACTCCGATCCTTAAATACAGCGATATCGAAACACTTCAGGAACTCATTCGCCGACTTCGCAAGGCAGGAGCCAAGAGCGACGCAACAAGGGGCTGCGGGGTACACGTTCACATCGGCGCACAGGGACACACGCCTCAGAGCCTCAGAAACCTCGCAAACATAATGGCAAGCCACGAAAGCCTTTTAGCAAGCGCCCTCAACCTTGACAGAGGAAGAATGAACCGCTACTGCCGCACGGTAAGCCCCGCATTTCTCGACCAGCTAAACCGCAAAAAGCCCCAGACCATGGCGGAGCTTGCGGACATCTGGTACACTAGCCAGAACGCAAGCTACGGCCGGTCAGCGCATTACAACGACAGCAGATACCACATGCTTAACCTGCACGCCACTTTCACCAAGGGCACGGTTGAGTTCAGGCTTTTCCAATTTGATGCACCGAGCGGCACAAGGCAGAACGGACTTCACGCAGGACAGCTCAAGAGCTACATTCAGCTTTGTTTAGCGCTCAGTGCGATGGCAAAGAACGCAAAGAGCGCAAGCCCCAAGCCCCAGCAGGTGGACAACCCTAAATACGCGATGCGCACTTGGCTCCTTCGCCTTGGATTTATCGGGAACGAGTTCAAGACCGCAAGAGAAACCTTCACGAACCGCCTGAGCGGCGACGGAGCTTTCCGAAACGGCAGAACTGCATGACCCCGGCAAACCTCCCCTGACCGCTTCGCGGTCTTAGGGTGGTAGAAGGGCAATTCTTCAGAAAGGACGTATTTTTATGAAAGAAAAACTCTACTTGGCTTATGGCAGCAACCTCAACATTGTTCAGATGATCATACGCTGTCCAGACGCAAAATTCTACGGAACGGCTGAAATCAAAGACTATGAGCTCCTCTTCAAAGGGAGCAAGACCGGGGCATACTTGACCATTGAGCGGCGCAAAGGCTCTAGCGTGCCCGTGGGCGTATGGGCGGTCACAGAGCGCGACATTAGCGCCTTAGACCGCTACGAGGGTTTCCCTACATTCTACTACAAGAAGGAATTCCGACAGCAGATATGGGGTAGGGACGGCGAGGATTTGGGCGTGCGCGACTGCTTTGCTTACATCATGCATGAGGATAGGCAGATAGGGATACCAAGTCCGGTGTACATCAACACTTGCAGAGAAGGCTACAAAGATTTCGGATTTGATATCAATATCCTGATGGACGCAGTAAAGAGAAGCGAGGAGGCAGCACTATGAAAGAAACAACATCAAGAAGAGCGGCGCAATGCCCCAAGTGCAGCGCGATTTATACCGCACCGCCTGCAATATCGCGCTATGACGGTCACACGCTCATATGTCCGGAATGCGGCACAAGAGAAGCTCTGAAGAGTATCGGAGTGTCAGCCGAGGAGCAGAACAAGATCATCGACATCATTCACCGTTGCTACAGCAGGTAAAATACACATGATATCTGCGAAATCTTTGTGCAGGATATCCTTTTGCAATCGCTTGCAATTCCGTCGCTTTAGAGTTAATATGAACATACCGAAAGGAAATACACATCAAGCAGGAGGAAAAGAATATGTGGACACAGGGAGCAATAGGAATACCGAGCGGCAACGGCGGTATGACATCGGTGAGCTACTGGGTGAAACACTATGATAACGAAAGCCAGTTCGGAATTGACAACGGCAGGATCTCAAAGCTAACACTTGTCCAGGACAGCAAAGTGGTGTACAACTACGACCGAGGCGAGGACATCGCACCACAGACATCAGAAGCGGAAACGGCGCTTGCTATCCTGCTGAAAGAGTACAACTAACACCACAACACGGCATCAATAAAAGGGCAGAGAGCGGCGCAAGGGCGCTGTTCCTGCCTTTTGCCGATGTGAACGCCCCCCTCAAGGTACTGTGACCCGGGGGCGGGGTGAGGTGAGGCTCGCCGACGCCCAATTTTCGCCTAGTCATGGAGAAAAAAACGGGTCACTTGAATTGATAAAAATATTTTTTGGGGGTATTAGAAAAATGGCAAGGAAAAAAGCACAGGAAACCGAGGTCAAGAAAACAGCGTCGGAGGTGGATACAAAGCCAGTTCAGGGCGGGGCAAAAGCCGCCAAGGGTACTGCCAAAACCGCGTCAAGCGGCAAGAAAACGGCGAAAAGCGGAGCAAAATCCGCTAAAAGTAGTAAAAAAGGCGGTTCAAGCGGAGTAAAACAGACTAAAAGCACCGCCAAAGGGAGTGCGGATACCGAGCGTAAGACCGCGAAGAAAACAGAGCCAGCGCGCACTCCACGCAGGAAAGCGGCTGATGTTCCCTCAGCAAGCGGCAACAGTGCGGTGCTTGATGCGGCGGCCAGGCTGGAGGCTATGGAGGAAGAAACGCGGTCAGAGGCGGCACAGGACGCACGTCCCGCGACCTCGGAGCCGGCGGGGATCATTTACTCGCTGAAAGCCGGGGCGCAGATATTCGTGAAGACCGCCGACATTGTAGCGGCGACCGGAAAGACTACGTCATGGATCCGCGACATAACAGCGCGCGGGATCATCAAGGAAACCAAGACAAAGCATGGTACGCTCTACGACTTTACGCAGACCATGAGGGCTTATTGCGCGTCGCTGGAATCGCGCCGGAGCGATGATGATACCGCTGATGTGGAGCTTAAGCGGAAAAAGGCAGAGGCAAAACTCAAGGAGTCCAAGGCGGTCATCGCGGAAATGCAGGCAAAGGAATTCCAGGGCAAAATGCACCGTTCAGAGGACGTACAGAAAATGACCGCCGACCTGCTCTACTTCGTTCGCGGCGGGCTTGTGGCTCTTGCCGGAAGATGTGCCACTGACTGCGCTGCGTCCTCCGAGCCTGCCGAGGTGCAGAAGATCATTGAGCATGAGGTTCATGAGATCCTTAAGGACTTATCCGAATACAAGTATGATCCGAAAAGATATGACGAGCTGGTGCGGCAGCGGACTAACCGTGAACTTGACGCTGACTTCGACGATGGAGAAGATGAAGAATAAATCGGCGTGAAGTTAGTAAGCACCGGATTTCAGAGGGTGGATACAGCTTATTCGATAATATCTTTTTCAGATATTTTTGCAATTTGTCCCGAATGTCCCCCATGTCCCTTTATATTTGTGATACAATATAATCGAAAAAATACCGTTTGAGGCGACGGACACAGAGCCAACATTCAACCAGTCTGATCACCGCGCCCAAGCGGTATTTTTGTTCGATTCAAACATAGTAATAGCGCGGACTTGCAACATCGCGCAGACGATACAAGGCGCAGGGGCTTTCTCCTTTGACCCTGCGCAGATTTCAGAGCCGCACAGTGCCGCGCCTTAGCGCGTGCGGTGCAAATCCGCAGGCTCTTGTTAAGACGTTGTGTATACAATACACGGCACAGGCGCGGACTACTCATCCGTTCGCGGTGAAACAGAGGTAGTGCGGGAGCGCATTATCCGATGTGGAACTGTGGTGTTCGTGTGGCAGTAGCTCAGTTGGTAGAGCCGGGGAAAGCACACCCCGTGTCGGCGGTTCAAGTCCGCCCTGCTGTCTTGGGACGGTGGTATATGTCGGGATACGGTCATGGTAAAAAGTCAGTATTTATACTGGTTCAGCCCACTGCCGGCGGGTTCAATCCCCGCTGCCGCCCGCTAATTGTTTGTCCCGCTTTTGTGCGGGCGGTGTTTCCTTTCCATGCTCCCGGCGTGCGCCAACGCTCCGGGAATATCAACCATCGCTGTGCATGAACGGCGAGGGCAGGACCCGCCGTTCCCGCCTTTTCGGGTGCGTGGCTCAATGGTTGAGCACCGGACTTTTAATCCGGATCATGTGGGTTCGATTCCCACCGTACCCACCAAGCCCTATGCGGCTTTAATTCGGGCGATAATATCAATAAATCCGTGTGTCAGAAAGGGGTTTGAGCGGCGGGAGGTGGCGGTGTGTTCCGAGAATCAGAAAAAGATCGGGTGAACAAGCTGAACGCCTGCCTTGCGAAGATCCTAAGCGGCATGAAACCGCCGGAAGACCTCACCGTATCACAGTGGGCGGACAAGAACCGCCGGCTTACATCCGAGTCATCAGCGGAAGTCGGCAAGTGGCGGACATCGCGAACTCCGTATATGTTTGATATCCTGGATAGTTTCACCGATCCGCTTATTGAACATATTGTAGTTGTTGCTGCTTCACAGGTCGGAAAATCCGAAACTATAAATAACATGGTCGGATACTGCATAGACCAGGATCCCGGACCGATACTGCTGATACAGCCCACGATTGATGATGTTAAGCGGTATTCGGAAATGAGAATCGCGCCGATGATTCGTGAAACGCGCTGCCTTAAGCGCAAGGTCGCCGACCCCAAGTCACGCGACGCAGCGAACACCAAGCGGCAGAAGTCGTTCCCCGGCGGTGTGCTCGTCATGACCGGTTCGAACGTGGCGCACGATCTTTCTTCAATGCCTATTCGTTACGTTTTCGGTGACGAGCGCGACAGGTGGGCGACGAGTGCAGGCTCTGAGGGCGACCCGTGGGAGCTGGCGGTTGCAAGAACGAGAACGTTCTACAACAAGAAGATGGTCGAGGTTTCAACGCCGACTGTAAAAGGGGCGTCTGCTATCGAAAACTCTTACAACTTAGGCACGATGGAACGTTGGAAAACGGAGTGCCCCCATTGCGGCGAATATGTCGAGGTCAAGTTCGATAATATCAGATTTGAGTACGAGGCAGCCGAAAAGGGCGACAAGAAGATATTCCACATTACCGAGCTTTTCTATGTATGCCCGGAATGCGGCGGCATTTCTGATGAACACACGATGAAAAATCAGCCTGCGAAATGGGTCGCGACAGTCCCGGAAGCTAGGAAGCATCACAAAACGCGGTCGTTCTGGCTTACGGCATGGGTTTCGCCGTGGGCGACATGGGAGTCGATAATATTACAGTTCCTGCAGGCGGGGACGGATTCTGCGAAACTGCAGGTCGTGTATAATACGCAGTTCGGCGAGCTTTGGGAAGAGCGCGGCGACATGGCTTCAGAAGATGATGTTATGGCGCGGCGCGAAGTCTATGAGGCAGAAGTGCCGGACGGCGTACTGTTACTCACCTGCGGTGTGGATACACAGGACGACCGCTTAGAATATGAGGTCGTGGGACACCGGCGATTCGGTGAAACATGGGGTATAAAGAAAGGCGTTATCCTTGGACGACCTGACACAGAAGAAGTCTGGGAGCGGCTTGACGAGGTATTATCTCATAAATACAAGTTTAAAAGCGGGGTTTCGTTGCAAATCTCGCTTACTTTTATCGACGAGGGCGGACACTTTACACAGGAAGTCCGCCAGCACTGTCTTGCCCGTCAATATGACCATGTGTTTGCGATAAAGGGCGCGAACCGTCCGGATATACCGTACACCGCGCCGCCCAAGAAACAAAAAATCGTGGTCAATGGCAAGGTTATCGGGCAGGTGTGGGTGTATGAGATAGGCGTTAACGCCGGCAAGCAGAAGATTGTGGACAACCTCCGCGTTCAGTCGCCTGGCGCTAACTACTGTCACTTTCCCTTGCGCGACGATTACGGCAAGCAATTCTTTAAACAGCTGATGTCGGAACACCTTGCGTATGTTCCGAAACTGAAACACCCCTGGCAATGGCAGAAGATCCCCGGACATGAGCGCAACGAGGCTTTTGATATCCGGAATTACAACCTTGCGGCGTGCGAGATACTTTCGCCTGACTGGGACGCGATAGAGCAGAAGCTCCGAACGGCTAAGCCGGGCGAAGAAAATGCGTCAATTCCCATGAAAGAGAATAAAGCGAAGCCGCGTAAGCGCAAGAAAAGTGAGTTTTACGATGATTGGTGATAACGATGATTAATAAAAATACAGCTCGTAAAATGTATGAGCATTATACAAAACGTATAGACGAACTTATCAAGGCACAGGAGTCGCTTACGTCTGGCGGCGTAAAATCGTACAAGATCGGTGACATGGAGATCACCAAGTTCGACATGACAAAGCTTGACGAGCTGCTGGAAGAGGCTGTTGACCGGCAGGCATACTATGACGCTATCCTGCACGGAAAGGCAACGCGCAAGACCGTGGGCATAATCCCCACGGACAGATGATACATTTTGCAATCAATTTCAAAAATCAGCAGAAAAGAGGGCGCGAATTTGATCGCGCCTTGATTTCTGCCGGTTTGGGGCTTTAACGGCAGAGTTCATAATTTCTCCGAGGGCTGTGTGCGCGGCAGCAGCGGCGTATGCGGCTCTTCACCGAAGAAAAAGCGCCTGCTTGCGGGCAGGCGCTTTGAATGTGGAAACGGCTTACTCAGCGTCGTCAGGCGGCGGTGTCAGCAGGTCGTTAAGGGTAATGCCGAGTGCGTTAGTGATTTTCAGAGCATTGGAAACAAGGCAGTCGCCGCGTTTTTCCAAGCCCTCAATAGTCCTTATCGGTAATCCGGTAAGCTCTGACATTTTGGGCACACTGATTTTTGCCCGCTTTCGGTATTCCTTGATATATAAAAACATATTGAAAACCTCACTTTATGAATAGATTTACAGCGCCGATTATTCCGAATACCAGAACGGCGCAAAGTGCAAGCGTGATAATAAGCTGACCGCCGAGCTTAACTATATTTTTCATATCCTCTTGACCTCCTTTCCGAAACGTGGTATAATATTGATAACCCCCGAAGGGGGCTGCGGATAACCGCCCGCAGCTGCGGTTGCTATCAGAAGATTTCTGCAATCTGCTTGATAGCCAAGACCAACAAGGTAACCGTTCCGGCAAGTTCAATTACCTTGAGAAGGAGCTTGTTAAGCTGTTCCAGCAGCTTAATGAGCTCTTTTATTTTATCGATCATTGCTTTCACCTCCCTTCTGACAATATTATTATACCACATTTTAAGGTGGTTGTCAATAGCTTTTTTGAAAAAATCTCAAAAAAATCAAAAAAATACAAATATTAGCACCTTGAAAGAGGTGCTTTTTTTATGGGCAAAAACGGCGCATGAGCCGCAATTGCCGACAAGTGAAATCTACAATTTAATACAATCAAGGCACGCCCGGTCAAACGGCGTGCCTTTGCTATTCCACAAAAAAAGGGGGGACGTTTTTGAGCGACTCAAATGTATATGCAAGCGGGTACGGCGACGCTGGAGCATCGCTTACTAAAAGGTCATTAAGGGCTTTCAATGCGCGTTCGGGCGCGCCGATTGAGGATATAGACTTTCACAATGCAACAATGCGTCAGCGCGGGCGCATGCTATATATGGCTTCTCCGATAGCCGCCGCCGCTGTGAATACCAACCGCACGAAGATAGTCGGTCCGGGACTTAGAATGAAGTGCAGTCTTGACGCGGAACTGCTTGGACTTTCGCCGGAAAGTGCAAGGCAGTGGTGCAAGCGCACCGAGGCAGAGTTCCGGGCATGGTGTTTGAACAAGTCGTCATGTGACGCGCTGGGCATAAATAATTTCTACGAAATGCAGCAGTTAGCCGTGAAATCCTGGCTGATGAGCGGCGATGTGTTTGCCCTGCTGAAAAGGCGGGAGCCTACCCGGCTTAATCCGTTTTCCCTTTGTGTTCAGATGATAGAAGCTGACAGAATAAGCACGCCGTTATGTTCCGTTTCAAACGGTATTTTTTCAGTCACAGAGGGAAAACATGGCGACAATGAAGTGCATGACGGCGTAGAAGTGGACGCCGGCGGAAGAGTGGTAGCTTACCATGTCTGCAACGGTTACCCGTATTCGTCTATGCTTAAGGACATCAATTGGGTCAGAGTCGAGGCGGTCAGCAAAAAGACCGGACTGCCTAACATACTGCAGATAATGGATTCAGAGCGCCCCGACCAGTATCGTGGCGTCTCGTATCTCGCCCCGGTCATTGAAATGCTCCTGCAGAATCGCAGATACACTGAAAGCGAACTTACGGCGGCGATCATTCAGACGTATTTTACCGGGTGGCTTGAAACGGATACAGATTCGACTGATATGCCGATGTTCGACCATTCCGATGATGACGACGCCAACGAGGATGAGCCGGAGATGTCGCCCGGAAATATTGTAAAACTGAAAAAGGGCGAAAAAATCGTATTCGGCAATCCTAATATACCGACTGCCGGGTATGAAACTTTCACCAATTCGATCGCGCGGCAGATTGGCGCGGCGCTTGAGATGCCACATGAGGTATTGCTCAAGGAATTCACCGCGTCCTATTCGGCGTCTAAGGGCGCGCTTGAAGAAGCATGGGAAGTCATTAAAATGCGCCGTTCTTGGTTCGTCAATGACTTCTGCCAGCCTGTTTATGAGGTCTGGCTTGCTGAGGCTGTTGCACGCGGCAGGATAAAGGCACCGGGTTTCTTCGATGATCCTCTTATCCGAGCGGCATGGTGCAGTGCGCGGTGGGACGGTCCGGCGCTCACACAGCTTGACCCCAAGAAGGAAGCCGAGTCAAACGCAATGCTGGTTCAGCACGGCTGGAAGACGAACGAGCAAATCACAAGAGAGTACTACGGCGAAAACTGGGAGGACAATATGTCTGCTCTTGCGGTGGAGAACGAGCTTATAAAGAACATTATACCCGCCCAGACGAATAACATCGCTGACGATGATGAAGAGGGAGATGAAGAAAATGCCGATGAAGAATAAAGGCGCTGCGTATTTCGCGGAGCGTGAGGGCTATTCGGTCAGGGCTGACGCTGATACGGAAACCGCTGAACTTGTTCTTTACGGTCAGGTCGTAAGGCGCAGACCTTTTAATGGGTTCACAGGAAAACCTGTCGAGGGATATTTCATTGTTGAAGATGAAATATTAGATGATTTAAACGCTGTATCGAAGAGTAAAGCGCTTAATATACGGCTTAATTCCTGCGGCGGTGAATGCCACACGGCGATAGTGATACATAACAGACTTCGTGAAATGGCTAAGAACGGCACACAAATCACCTGCACGGTCGATGGTGTTGCGATGTCAGCAGGTTCGCATATTATGTGCGCTGCTGATACAGTAAAAGCGTCCGAGGGGTCGCTGATAATGATACATAAGTCGCTGGTCATGCTTTGCGGCAGCTACAACGCTGATGAACTTAGAAAAACCGCGCTCGCAAACGACGCTTATGACAAGTCTATGCTGGCGGCGTACAAACGCAAGACCGGAAAAGAAGAAGCTGAACTCATCAGCATGATGGCTGATGAAACATTTATGACCGGAAAAGAAGCCAAGGAGCAGGGCTTTGTTGACGAGCTCATTGAAACGAGCGATGAAGTCAAGATAGCCGCATCGGCTGATAAGACGGCACTGTATGTGAGCGGCAGATTTATGCCGCTTTACGGAGCAACATGCCCTGAAAATATACCAGTTGTAAATAACGCTCCGAATATTACAGCGGCACACCGCATGGCATTACAGCCTGAATCAAATGAAGGCAATGCAAATAAATCAAACAACAATGAGGGAGGTAAAACTACTATGGCAGTAAATCTTGCTGAACTGCGCAAAGAAAATCCCGAACTCGCTGCACGCGTTGAAGAGGATTACAAGGCAGAACATGCAGTCGAAAACAAGACGGCAATGGACGCCGCTGTGCAGAAAGCGCTTGCAGACGAGCGCACACGCTTAGAGAAGATAGAGGCTATCTCCGGACAGGTTAGCCCGGAACTCCTCGCTGACGCTAAGTACAAGAACCCCTGCACGGCTGAGGAACTTGCTTACAAGGCTATGTCGGAGAATGCAAGGAAAGGCAAGTCGTTCCTTGACGACATGAAGGCGGATTACAGCGGTTCCGGCGTGGAAGATGTTCACGCAGTCGCTCCGCAGACTGACGGCGCGGGACAGACAAAAGCCCAGGAAGAGGCTGAGGTTTTAGCAGCTATTGACGATGCGCTGAAGGAGGACGAGTAATGACTACGGAACTTCTCAAAAAGCTTGGTACAGTATCCGCTGACAATCTTGTCGCCGGCACGGATCCGGCGTTAAGAGTCGGCACCGGAAAGCTCCGCAAGAACACAGGAGAGCTCAAGCGCGGTACGGTGCTTGCGAAATCTTCAAAGGACGGCACACTGGTGATTCTGGGAACGACTGCTTCATCTTCGGACAGCGAGGTGCTTGAGCCCTACGGTATTCTGACCGATGATATCACTGTACCGGCTGACGAAGATGTAAACATGACCATCTACATCGGCGGCAAGTTCAACAGCAACAAGATCATCATGAAGGACAGCTACCAGATGACGGAGGCAGACAAGGATACCCTGCGCAAGTATGGCATCGAGTTTACCGCCGCCGATTCTAACTAACGAGGAGGACAAAATGGCAGTAAATATTGATATAACCAAGTCTTACGTGCTGCAGAGCATTCACGAAAAGGCGAAGCCTGAAACAATGTTCTTCAGCGACCGCTACTTTACCACTGGCAAAAGTGATATTCATACCGAGGACAAGATCCTTGTGGAGTACAAAAAGAGCGGTGAGCGTAAGCTGGCACATTTCGTGCCTGAACGCGGCGGCGCTATACCTATTGAGCGCGATGGCTACACCGTGGCTGAATTCGGTCCCGCATATATTGCTGAAAGACTTCCGCTGAGCGCTGACGAGTTGGCAGCACGCGGTTTCGGCGAGCCCCTTATCGCAGGTTCCACGCCTGCACAGCGGGCTATACGTCTGCTTGCAGAGGACCTTGAGACCCTTGAAAAGAGAACGCGCCGCCGTATCGAGTGGATGTGCGCGCAGTTAATGCAGAATAATGCGCTCACCATGCAGGAGTACATCGACATCAATACCCCTGGCGAAACAAAGCATATTCAGTTCTATGACACTGCAACGGAGCATACATACACCCCGCAGAACAAGTGGAACAGTTCTAACGCCAACATCATCGGAGATGTTCACGCAATGTGTGAGATGCTTTCCGACCGTGGTATGGTGGCCACTGACCTGCTCATCGGCACTGATGTTGCCGATGTGTTCTACAAGAACGAGGAACTTTACACAATGCTGAACAAGAATATTGCAATCAATTTCGGCAGTGTGGACGAGCGCAACATACTTCCCGGCGTTAACGAGCTCGGCTCGTTCAATTTCCGTGGTCACTCGCTGCGCGTTTTCGTAGTAGGACATAAATACGAAAATGATAACGGCGTAACACAGAGCTATTTCCCCAGTGACGCGGCAATGGTTACATTCCCGAACTGCGGACGTGTGGCTTACAGTGCGGTCACACTCATGCCTTATGGCAGTCCGGACTTCGCGACTATTGCCAAGTCCAGAGTAACCAAGCTGTTTGTGGACAACCCCCATAATACCAGAGCTGTAGAGCTTTATTCAAGGCCTATCGCAATGCCCAGGTACTACACGCCGTTCATCTTCGCGGCATCCGTCGTAAGCTGATAGGAGGTTTCTATGAGAATCAGAATCCTTAATACAACTTTCGGGCTGGTGATTGACGGTATTGTAAAGCCCAAGTCCCCCAAGGACCCGCCGTTTGATGTTGACGAGAAACTGGGCTTAAGGCTTGTCCGCGAGGGTATCGCGGAGGCGGTGGACGGTGCCGAGCGCGGCGAGGTTCAGTCTGAAAGTAATGACAATGATAATGACGAAAGCGCCGGCGATGACTTCGGCATACCGCAGTACGGTCAGGACACTTCGAAAGCCGATTTGCAATCAATTGCAAACGAGTACGGTATCGAGGTGTCAGCAGCTGCGACCAAGCAGGAGCTCATCAAGGCGCTTGACGACTTTTTCGCCGACGCGCTGTCCGATGATCCGGAGGGCGAGTAATGGGCTTTAAGGACATGGTCAAGTCCGATATCGCAAATGTGCTGATGAACACCGAGGAGTTTGCGGAAAGTCACACAGTGAAATACGATGGAGAGGTATATGAAGATATACCGATCATTCTCCAGCGGGTCAAGCAGTCTGACAGACCTATAATTCAGAGCGACCATGCTGAGGGCATATACCTTGTGACCGCCGTTGCCTATATCAACGAGAAGGACCTTGACGGGGTGATCCCCGAACAGGGACATCGCTTTGAGATAGACGACGGCGAGGCGCTGGGTAAGACGTTTTTCCGCAAGTATTCGGTAGTTACGTCCAAATGCGAGATGGGGCTTATCACGCTGGAACTGAGGTATTACGATGAGTGACAGCTATTCGGGCGGCAATTATTCCGGAATCGTCAACATTTCTCTTGCTGATGATTCCGGCAGCTCCAAGGCGCTCGACCGGGCAACAAAGCTCTTAGCCGGGATACCGGGCGGCATGGAGAAAGCGGCCAGTTCTTCCCTGACCCGCGCCGCAACGAGCGGTACGGCGGCTGTAGCGCGTGAAGTCAATAAAGACTATTCGCTGAATACGTCCGACTTCAAAAAGTATACCAAGTCCTCGCAGCATATTCAGAAGTCCGGCGATGAAATAAGTGTCGGACTTAGTTTTCGCGGATTTCATGTTCCGCTTATCCGGTTTAACGCAAAAATCACCAGTTCCGGGCTGTACAGAGTGCAGGTCAAGCGGAACACCGCCGGCGAAACGCTGAAACACGTTTTCCGTGCAACGATGGACAGCGGACACATCGGGCTTTTTGAACGGTACGGGTCAAGCAGACTGCCGATAAAGCAGAAGTTCGGTCCGTCCGTTCCGCAGATGTTGGGGGCGAATCCGACGCTTGCAAATACAGTTGGCGATAATGTGCGCAAGGTATTTGAGGAGCGCATGGAGCACGAAATTACAGCGCTGCTTAACGGCTGGAGGTAACAATGACAAGGGTAAAGCTCATACAGGAACTGAAAAAGTTCTGCGAGAACGCGGTGAAGAACATTCCTCTTCCGGAAGCTGTTCAGAAAGGCGACACAAAAGAGAAAAGCCGCGTCCCGGAAGTGTACCTCATGCGGCTGCCTGACAGCAATTCGGCGAAAAAGCTCGCGCCTTACATCATAGTTCAGTTTATCGACAGCAAGCACCATCGGAGCGAGAACGGCTATCCCAACCCCGAATACACGGCGGCGGTGCGGTTCATCTTCTGCGTATACTCGCAGGACGAACAGGACGGCGCTGTTATGCTGTTGAACCTTATGGACAGGGTGCAGGAGCGCTTGCTTGAACAGGTGCAGATAGGGACTAACTTTACGCTTGACGAGCATGAGGGTGTCGAATCGGTCGTCTATCCCGATGATACCGCGCCCTATTTTGTGGGAGAAATGATAGGCACATTCCATATAAGACCAATACAGAGGGAGGTTGATTTCTTTGGCAAGGAAAACAGACGTTTCGGAGGAAATATCTGAGGTCGAAACTGCCGATAAGTCAGCGCCGTCCGAACAGGCTGAACAGTCCGAACAGGACGTGCAGAGCACGGCGGCAGAGGCAAGGGTCTGGGTCTATCTGGGACCCTCAATACGCGGCGTTGTGACGAATGGCAGGATATTTTTCGGTACCAAGGACGAAATAGTTCAGTCGTTCGGCGACAAAATCAAGGATTATCCGCAGATTGAGCGGCTGATTGTTGCAGATCGCAATGTTGCAAAGGCTAGAAATGACCTTAAGGAAAAGCGCGGCATTTACATTCCGTATGACGCGCTTATCAGAAAAATCACAGGCAAGGAGGAGTAAACTGTGGCTTTAAGACATGGCATAAACACATACAAGGACGATACCGGCGTTGTTGCGGTGCAGACCGCAGCGGTCGGTATTCCTTATTTTATCGGCGCGTGGCCCTGCCATCGCGGCAAGGGATTCACAGGCAAGCCTCAGCTTGCGTCCGCGTTCTTGGAGGCTGAGGAACTGGGAGGATACAGCGCGGAGTGGAGGAATGCGGACGGTTCGCCGAAGTGGAGTCTCTGCCAGGCGATGTATGCGTTCCACAAGCTGATGGGTATGTCGCCGGCTATTTATTACAATATCTATGACCCGGCAAAGCACAAGAAGTCTGTGGAGGCTTCGGAGATCACCGTTACTGACCATATCGCGGAACTTACGCCGGACGCTATCATCAACGACCAGCTTTCAGTATCGGCAGTGGGCGGTTCGGCGCTTGTTAAGGGCACTGATTATGAGGTTTACTACACGGACAATGCGCTGTGCATTGAGCTTCTGGCGGATTCGCTGAGCTATGACGCGGCAAAGCTCAAAATCGGATATGATATTGCCGACCTGTCCGGCATCAAGGCATCGGACGTTGAAATGGCTGTGGAAACAGTTGAAATGTGCCGCAGCGTTGTCGGCATTGTTCCCGATCTTATATGCGCCCCCGGCTGGTCAACGGATCCGACAGTAGCGGCGGTGATGGCGGCGAAAGCGCCGAGTATCAACGGTCTGTTCCGCGCCAAGGCGGTCGTGGACATCAACACCAAGACGGTCAACGACTATTCCAAGGTGCTTAAGTACAAGACCGACAACGGTTATGTATCCGAGGACATGATCGTATGCTGGCCGATGGTCAAGAGCGGCGATTACCTTTTCAATATTTCCGTTATCGTGTGCGGACTTATCGCAAAGGTGGATTCCGACAATGCCGATTGCCCGTATGAGTCTCCGTCCAACAAGTCCGTATCCATCACCGGCGCGGTTTGCGCGGATGGCACTGAGGTAACGCTTTCACTTCCGCAGGCTGACGTTATCAGCGTATCTGCCGGAGAGGTTACCGCACTTAACAATGGCGGCTGGACCCTGTGGGGCAACTATCTGGGGTGCTATCCCAAGACAAGTGATGTTGCTAAGATGTTCATTTGCACGAACCGCGTTCAGGACTGGATATGCAACACATTCATCAATACGTTCTGGCAGTACATCGACAAACCGCTTACCCCTGCGCTGCGCGACGCTATTATCAATGCGTTCAATGCATGGCTCAATGGTCTTACAGCAGAGGGCAAGCTTTACGGCGGCGAGATCGCATATTCTTCGGAACTGAATCCTGTCACCAACCTTATGAACGGTATGTTCCGTCTTGACTGTCAGGCGGCATCGCCTATTCCTGCACAGCAGATAGATATGCACGTTCAGTACAGCGTGGATATGCTTGAAGCCGCGCTCGGTTCTTAAGAAAGGAGGACTGCGAAATGCCTAATGGCGTTGACGAGGGAGTAATCTCCTATGCCATCTATGAGGACGAAAAGATGTTTTACGGAGTTGCGGAGGTAGACCTTCCGGACTTTGAAAATATGGTATTCAATGTGAGTGGCGCGGGGGTGCTCGGTGAGATTGAGATACCTGTTATGGCTCAGCTCAAGGCTATGACCACAACGTTTAAGTTCGATCACGCAAACGAGGCGGCGTATGCTCTTGCTGAGGAACGCGTTCATACGCTTTCCCTGTGGCGTGCCGATCAGCACTACAATTACAGCGGCGGCGAACTGGAAACCAAGCAGAAGAAGATAATCATGCGCGTTGTTCCGAAAAAGCTGACCGGCGGTACGGTCAAGAACGCATCGCCTATTGCAGTGAACGGCGAATATGCGGTACACTACTACGCGGAGATAGACGCGAACGGCAAGAAACTCTGCGAGTTTGACCCGCTGAATTTCCGCTATATCGACCACACAGGCAAGGACAGAGCGGCAGAGATCCGCAAGTGCCTGGGTATGTCCTGATAATTACTATCGCTGTTCCCTGCATTTCGCAGGGAGCGGCGTTTCATTTGAGGAGGAATTTTGAATTATGGCAAAGACAAACGTTGACCTTGAAAAGACTGAGAACATGGACGAGCTTGTTGAGAACGAGCTTGAAGATATGACTAACACCAGCGTTGAAAACATACTGCATCTGACCAAGCCCGTTATGTATAACGGCGAGGAGGTAACGGAGCTTGCATTCGACTTTGACAAGCTGACCGGCGCGGACGCTCTGAACATTGAGGAAGAGCTTGTGTCCCGCGGGAAGACCATGTACTACGGCGCTATCAACGACGCAAATTATCTTATCCTTATGGCGGTCAAGGCTTGTACAAAGCCTGTCGGCAGGGATTTTTTCAACAAGATATCCATCGTCGACTTTGAGAGGATAAAGAACAGAGCGCGTTTTTTCTTGGCCGGTGTTGCACAGTCGAGACGCTAAGGCGCAATATCCTTATTTTGGCGCAAAACGGATATGCACCTATCCCATTTTGGCTGGGGCAGCCACTTAAAGAAATACAGCGGTGGATTATTACGCACAATAAAATCCTGAAAGAGTCGGAAAAGAAGTAAGGAAGGGTGAGGGTTGAATGGCAAGCAAGCAGTATGAAATGTTGTTCAAACTCGGCGCGCGGCTGGGTGAGAACTTCAAGGGAACGTTCAACTCCGCCCAGAAGATACTTGATAAAACTCAGAAGGAGATACAGACGCTGAATAAGCAGCAAAGCGATATCAGCGCCTATCAGAAACAGCAGGCAGGCATTGAACGGTCTACCAAGCAGCTTAATACATATGAAAAGCAGCTCGAAATCACTCAGAGCGGACTTGCAAAGCTGAAAAACAGCACCGAGGACACTACGGTACAGGAGGCGCAGCTTGCGGCGCGTGAAGTCGAGCTGAAAAACCGCATTGCGAACACTGAACAGGCTATTGCGGACAAAAATCAGCGCTTACAGCAGATGGGTCAGAAGCTCTCTGAGGCAGGCATTGATATCAACCAGCTTACAAGTGAAAGCACCCGCTTGAAAACCCAGGTCGAGGAACTGACCAAGCAGGAAGAAAAAGCTGCTGAGGAAGCCGCCAGATATGGTGACGCCGGCGCAACGGCGTTTGAAACCGTTGGGGCGGCGATGGTAGCGGCAGGAATCGGTACTGCACTGAAGAAGATAGCGGACGCATATCATGAATGTGTTGATGTGTCGAAGGAGTTCGGCGGTACAATGAGTACTGTTGAGGCTCTATCCGGCGCGAACGCAGTCCAGATGCAGGAACTGACCGCCAAAGCAAAGGAGCTCGGTGCGCAGACCTCGTTTACTGCAAACCAGTCGGCAGAGGCTATGACCTATATGGGAATGGCGGGCTGGGATGCGAACGATATGCTTTACGGCATGAACGGCATGATAAACCTTGCCGCCGCTTCCGGTGAAGACCTTGCGCTTGTTTCGGATATCGTCACCGATAACCTGACCGCGTTCGGGCTTACTGCAAAGGACACCGCGCACTTTGCCGATGTGCTTGCAGCGGCCGCTACGAACTCCAACACCAACGTTGCCACCATGGGCGAAACCTTTTCGGGCGCGGGTGCGATAGCTGGGGCGCTCGGATACAGCATTGAAGATGTTGCGGTCGGTGTTGGCCTTATGGCTAATGCGGGCGTTAAGGGTTCTGTTGCAGGTACCGCGCTGAAGAACACATTTAACGGCTTGCTCAACGGTGCGACCCTCACAGCTGATGCATTCGGAGAAATCGAATACTCGGCGGTAAATGCTGACGGCACTATTGACGGGTTCTCTGACTCCATAAACGAACTGCGCGGCTACTTTGAGCAGATGACCGAGGCAGAGCGTGTCCAGAACGCTATGGCGATTGCCGGACAGCGCGGATACAACGGTCTGCTTGCAATGATCAACGCCTCGGACGAGGATTTCCAGTCCCTTACCGAGAAGATAAACAACTGTTCCGGCGCTGCGCAGAAGATGGCTGACACCAAGCTTGACAACCTGCAGGGCGATGTTACACTGCTCGATTCTGCCACCGACGGTCTTAAAATGACTATTGGGGAATTATATAACGATGAATTACGTGAACTTACTCAAGCAGGAACACAGATTTTAACAGGTATCAATGAATTCTGCGAGGAGAATCCGGCTGTTGTTAAAGCAATTATGGCAGTTGGCGCAGAAATCGGAGTGGTTATAGCTGGTTATACGGCGTTTGTCGGTATAAAAAAAGTTAAAAATACCATTGATGCATTAGGCATTGCGCTCAAGGTAAAAAGTGCAGCTGCAACATCAGCGGAAACAGGAGCTGAAGTTGCAAATGCCGGTGCAACACAAGGGGCGGCAGCAGCACATGGAGCGCTTAATCTTGCAATGCTGGCGAGCCCGGTATTTGTTATTACTGCGGCGGTTGTTGCTTTGACCGCAACTGTAGTAGCTCTACGAGAGGCTTTTAAATTAGCTGAATTTGAAACGCTCGAATTATCAACAGCTTCAAGTCAACAGTATGATGATTTAGAGCGCCTTACCGGCGAATATCAGACCGCCTGCGATACATACGGCGAAACCTCAGACCAGGCACGCGCTCTGAAATATGACCTAGACGAGGCAACTTCCGCTATTGAGCAGCAATCTTTTTCCGTTTCAGATTTATATAGCGAAATCGATACGCTTCATACTTCGACATCAGAATTGCTGGATTCATATTCAAGTATAACTGATGAAGCTGAAAAACAACAGGAAGGAGCACAGGTCTTAGCATCTAAGTTAAAAGAAATTGCTTCTTCCTCAGAAACAGCGGCTCGTAAGGAAGCTCTTATGAGTCCTATCATTGAAAAGCTAAATACTCTCTATCCTTCACTTGGTATTACCGTTGATAATGTTGCTGGAAAACTTGACGGGCTATCTGGTGCAATAGACAGAGCTGCAGAATCTTCAAGTATGCAGGCTAAATATGATGCTGCAAAGTCAAATTTAGCGGACTTGTTAATGCAAGAAGAGCAGCTCGCTGATGTGGCAGCCAAAGCAGAAGCTGCTCAGCTTAGAGCTGGTGAACGATTTGTTGATGCGGCAGGAGATAATATTTTTTCCGTTGCAGGCGGTATGATTACAGGTCGTGTTCAACAGACTCAAAAAGAGCTTGATGAAGCAAACGAAAAAATGTTTACAGCCCGTGATGATCTGGCTGCGATAAGAGAACAGATAGCTGACTGCGAAGCTGTAATGGCAGAGTATGGCGATATTGTTTCAGGTGAGTCAGAAAAAATGATTTCCGCATATGATGCGGTATCCATAGCGGTAAACGACGTCACCGACCAGACAACCGAGCTTTTGCAGGCTTACAACGATGCATATCAGGCGGCTTACGACAGTGTAAATGGCCAATACAACCTTTGGACAAATGCTGAGGAAACTCTACCGACAAGCATTCAGACTATCAATGACGCGCTTTCTTCGCAGACAGAATACTGGGACAATTACAACTATAACCTTGAGTCGCTATCCAAGAGGACTGGCGACATTGAGGGCTTGGGAGATGTGATTGCCTCGTTCGCGGACGGTTCTTCTGATTCGGTGAACGTCATCGCCGGCATGGCTGACGCGACCGATGATGAACTGAAAACCATGGTCACGAACTTTGAGGAGCAGAAAAAGGCGCAGGAAGAGGTTTCGAAATCGCTTGCCGACTACAAGGTCGATATTGACGATACAATGGACGGTATCGTTGACGACATGGAAAAAGCCGTTGAGGATATGAAACTGAGCGACCAGGCAGAAGAAGCGGCAAAAGCTACGATACAGGCTTATGCTGACGCGATCCTTGCCGGTAAAGGTTCAGTCACGACGGCGGCGGACATTGTTGCGGCGGCCGCTGTATCGTCCCTGTCGTTTGCGGAGGGCTATGACTACAGCGCGGATATAGGCTACACCAAGATTGCGGCGCAGAATGCCTATGCAAGCGGTACCGATTATGCTGAAAAGGGTATTGCCCTTGTCGGCGAGGAAGGTCCGGAGCTTGTGGCTATGCGCGGCGGTGAAAGAGTTGTTGACGCGGATAACACCAGGGCGCTGCTTTCCGGCGGTTCGGGCGCACAGATCACCATAGCGCCCCAGTTTGTTGTGAACGGAGAAGTTAGCGATATGACCGAGGAAAAGCTGCAGGAGATGTCCGAGCGGCTTATTGACATGGTAAAGGACGCGCTGAATGAAGCGGGAATAGACAGGCAAAGGAGTGTGTACGCTTGAGCACATATACGACGCAGCAGGGCGATATGTGGGACAGCATATCCCACCAGGTGTACGGAGATGTGAAATTCACGGACGTACTTATTAATGCCAATCCTGAATACCGATACATCTACATCTTTTCGGAGGGCGTTGTCCTCGGTGTCCCGGATGTTGAGGACAGAATAACGGCGGACGACCTGCCGCCGTGGAAGAAGGCGAGCGGATGAGCGACAAGCACCTTGCGCGCCGTGCCGAAACACAGGTAGTTCTTAACGGCGTGGACATATCCGTGTATGTGAATAAGGACTGGCTTTCTTTCACATACACGGACAACGAAGAGGACGAGGCAGACGATCTCCAAATCAAGGTCTGCGACCGTGACGGCAAATGGCTTCGGAAATGGCTGAACAGCATAATTGATGGCGGTGCGCTGGGCGGTTCGGTGATATCCACCGCGCCGGAGGGCAGCACAAAGACATCGACGTTTTCAGGTTCGAGTTCCTCGGCCAGCGGGGGTACCGATAAATCGAGATACAGAGTGACCGCCTCAACGGGCGTAAATATTCGCAAGGGAGCAGGCGAGAAATACAAGGTGATCGGCAAGCTCCCTTACGGCACTATCGTTGAGGTTAACGGATTTTATTCGAGCTGGGCGAAAATCACCTATTCCGGAAAGACTGGATACATAAAGGGTACCAATCTTAAATCCGTCGGAGGGGGCGGTTCTTCGTCCTCTTCGGGCCCTTCAAGCTCCACAAAGAGCTCAAGCACAACAAAGTCTGGCAGCACGGCTAACACGCAGGTTCAGACTGGCAAGGGCCTTAAGATATCAGCTGTTATTGTACTCCGAAACGGGAACAACGACGGCAAGGACGCAGTACTTGACTGCGGTCAGTTCGAGCTTGACAGCATAGACGCACAGGGTCCGCCGGCAACCGTCACCATCAAGGCAACATCGCTGTCGTTTAGCAACACCGTGCGGCAGACTCTGAAATCCAAGTCGTGGGAGGATATCACTCTTTCTGAGATAGCAAGTCAGATAGCACGGCAGAACGGAATGGGAGTGCTTTTTGAAAGCGGATTCAATCCAAGGTATTCCCGCGTGGAGCAGTATCAGACCTCTGATATTGCCTTTCTGCAGAAGCTGTGCCACAATGCCGGCTGCTCCCTGAAAGCCACCAACAATACCCTTGTGGTGTTCGACCAGGCGGCTTACGAGGGGAAAAAGGCGGTCAGAAAGATAAAATTCGGCGAGGAGGGCGGCTACACCAAGTACAAGCTGTCCACTGGCACGAACAACTGTTACACCTCATGCCGGGTGTTCTGCACCACTACGAGCGGCGCGGTCATTTCTGCGACCGAGTATGCTGAGAACTACAACGAGAGCAGCGACAATCAGCAATGCTTACAGGTGTGTCAGCGCGTATCAAGCAAGGCAGAGGCGCAGGAACTCGCACACAAGCTGCTCCGTCTGCACAACAAGTTTGAAATCACCGGGACATTTACGTTTCCCGGCGACACCAGGCTTGCCGCAGGAAACACTGTTGAACTGTGTGATTTCGGGTTTGGTGATGGAAAATACATCGTCAAGACCGCTAAACACAGCATATCTTCGAGCGGCTATACTACGCAGGTCACGCTCAGAAAGTGCCTTTCGGAAAGCGAGAGCACGAGCGGCGGCAAGACAGACAGCAGCGATGAGATACAGGAGCTGGCTATGCAGGTGATCCGGGGCGAATGGGACGTATATCCCAAGCGCAAAGAACTGCTTGAAGCCGCTGGACACAGCTATGAGCAGGTGCAGGCGCGGGTAAATCAGATACTTTACGGAGGTTGACATGTTTAGAATCGGAACGGTCACCGTTGTGGACGTTAAAAAGCGAATGGCAAGGGTCAGGTTTCCCGATGTGGACATCGTTTCGGACTGGCTGCCTGTCCTCAATCATTCATCGTTAGTGACGATTGCGCTGAAATCGGATGGAAAAGCGTGGACTATCAGTGAGAAACACGCGTCAGCCGACCGGGAGCTGAACAGCGGCGCGGAATACACCAAGAGCCACCCTGATGAGATCAGCGGGAAGTCGCCGGACATCGAATGTGCAGGCGGCTGTGTGCACACGCATGAAATCACGGTTAAGATATACGGCTGGTTGCCGTTTATCGGTCAGACTGTGGTGTGCGAATACAACGATGAATTCAACGGCGACGGCATTATCATGGGAGGTTTGACGTGAAAGTCGGCAGTCTTGGGAAAGTTGTTTTCACAGTTTCAACAAACAAAGTTGAAACATTTTCGGGCTTGAAGATAAGCAGTTCCGCGTCCTATGGAAGCCACAAGCGGCATTGCGGAAATGAGATCATTGAGTTCACGGGAAACGACGCGGATACGGTTTCGTTTAACATGACTCTTTCGCAGATACTTGGCGTCAAGGTCGCGGAGGAACTGGAGAAGCTGAAGAAGTACAAAAAGACAGGCAAAACGCTTAAATTTGTGATTGGCAAGAGAGTGATAGGCAACTATCGCTGGGTAATCACCAAACTTAACGTTACCGAGGAAATCTACGGCAAGAAGTCGGAGCTTATAACCGCTGGGGTAGCGATAACACTCAAAGAATACCACAAGTAAGGGGGCGGTAAAATGTCATACAAGGTAAGCGCCGCCGACGGTTATTCGCTTTCCCTGCAGGAGGACAGCGAACTGCTTTCCGTATTGCAGAACATCGCGCTCTTGCTGAATACAAAGCGCGGAACGGTACCCATGCACAGAGAATTTGGCTTGCCTATGGAATTCGTGGACAAGCCTATCGACGTTGCGGAAACGATAGCGTTTGTGGAGATATCGGATGCGCTTGAAGAATTTGAGCCGCGTGCCAAGCTGGACGATGTGTACTTTGAAAAATCCGCAGACGGCACAATGGCATTAACGGTGGAGGTGAGTATAGCAGATGAGCAGAGTGACTGATTATCAGTTCGTATCGACTGACAGCGCGGAAGTCGTGGCAGACCTTACCGCAAAGTACGAAGAACTTACGGGACACACGCTGCTGCCATCGGACCCGGACAAGCTGTTTATTCAGTGGGTCGCCGGGATAATCATACAGCAGCGTATAATCGTAAATTACGCGGCAAATCAGAATCTGCCGTCCCGGGCGGTCGGTGAAAATCTCGACGCGCTAGGAGAAATGATATACAACGTGATAAGACCGGAATCAAAGCCGGCGGAATGCGTTGTGCGGTTTACACTGTCAGCACCGCAGGAAACGGCGATACCGATACCCAAGGGTACAAGGGTCACCGACAGCAGCGGGGCGCTTATGTGGGCGACTGCCGAGGAAACAGCGGTCAATATCGGCGAGGTCACGGCTGATGTCCCGGTTATCTGTGAAACCGAGGGAACAGTCGGAAACGGGTATGCGCCCGGTCAGCTGAATACGCTTGTGGACGTCGATAATGTGATGTACTATTCTTCCTGCGCGAACATTGAAACGTCCCACAGCGGCGCTGAACGTGCGACCGATGAGGAATACTACGAACTAATGAGGGCGGGGCTTGAGGCTTTCAGCACAGCCGGCCCGAAAGGAGCGTATGAGTATCACGCAAAGGCGGTATCAACGGAAATAGCCGATGTCTGCGCGATAAATCCTGCGGACAAGCCGGGGTATGTCGATATTTTTGCAATAATGACAAGTGGTGAAATCGCCGACGATGGTACGAAAAACGCTATACTTGCCGCTTGCAGCGACGATAAAGTCAGACCGCTTACGGACGCTGTCGAGGTCCTTGACCCGCTTGTTGTGGAGTTCAGCGTAAATCTTACATACTATATCGACCGCAGTTCCCAGAAGTCGGCGGCTGAGATCGAGGCGGCAATAAGGAGCGCCGTTGACGAGTATGTGGACTGGCAGTGCGGCAAAATTGGACGGGACATAAATCCGTCACGGCTTATGTGGCTGCTTAAGGATTGCGGTGCAAAGCGCGTTGATATTAGGTCGCCCGTGTTCACTTCGCTTCGCGATGGCTCGGACCGCCTTGTTCCGCAGTTTGCGCATACCGACCGCGCAAAATCCGTGATTACAAACGGAGGGTATGAAGATGAGTAAGACATTAGCAAAAAAGGACGCGCTCCTTGCCGCTTTTCCGTATTCGCTTACCCGTGACACTGATAAGGTAAAGCTTGCCGACGCAGTCGCAGGTGAGCTTATTAAGACTGTTGCACAATCCGAGTATGCGGCTATCTTTCCGAGGATTGACGAACTACCGGAAGAGGTGCTCGATATTCTTGCCGCTGATTTCAAGATACAGTGGTATGAAGTTGACGCGCCTGTCTGGAATAAAAGGCAGGCAGTCAAGGAATGTATGCTTGTTCACAAATACAAGGGGACAAAATATGCCGTGGAAACGGCACTGCGGAGCATTTATGATAATGCTAAAGTAGTAGAGTGGAATCAGTACAACGGTCCGCCTTTTCACTTCAAGGTGTATATCTATGATACTGGCAGCGATGAGGAAAAGCGAAAGCGTGTTTTGACAAAGGTACAGTACTACAAGAATGTCCGTTCGGTTCTCGATGAAACAGTATTCATCATCGACATAAACGCTGAATCAGGTTTCAGTGTAAAGACGTTGCTTTGTGGTAAAATCAAGACTATACGCGGCGCTATACTCGACCCGCGTATAATGGGTATCACTGCATCGGCCGGACTTAATGCCGGAACGAAGTTAGGCGGCAAGGTTAAGATGATATATTCGGAGGTAGAGCAATATGGCAACTTGGAATGACAATGCAATTACAGATGTCGGTCTGGAGCTGCTTGAACATACGCTGACAGCAGGAAAAACGCTGACATTATCGCGAGCGGCGGTCGGCGGCGGGCATGTGGAGTCCGCTGAACTCAAGGATCAGACAGAACTTTTATCTGTTCTCGCAGATGTGACTGTTTTAATCGCAGAGCAGTTAAGGCTTGAGGGCAGCAGCGGAATACAGATAAAATTGCAGATTCGCAACGACGGGATAACTTCTGCCTGCACTTATAAGCAGGTCGGAATTTATGCAACGGACGGAGAAACTGAAGTTCTTTTCGCAATTTATCAGGACGCGAATGGCGAAGAAATACCCTCGGAGACGGATTATCCTGATTTCATGGAGATATTTACAGCTGTTATTGCGCTTTCGCAGACATACAACGTAAATGTAACTGTGAGCAGTCTGGCCTATGTGACTAAGGAAGAATTAAATTCTGGCCTTGGCGGGAAAGCTGATATCGAACACACTCATACTACTTCTGATATCACAGACTATAAAGAGCCTTGCAATCCTAATCTGCTGATTAATCCGGATTTCCTGGTAAATCAGCGCGGGCAGAACGAGTATTCCAGCGGTTATACAGTGGACGGATGGTACATAGAGGGAAATAAATGCTCGGTAAGACCAAGTGTCGATGGCATACTTATTACATCAGCCATAAATGTAGATTCAAACTCTCATGCTTTTTGGCAGAAAATCGAAAATCCGCTTGCTCCCGGGAAATACACACTCTCTCTGAACGTCCTGGAAGTATCCGGTGTCTGGTCGGCGAGAATCCGCACTGTGAACGCTTCGGGGGATTACGTTGACAGCTACTATACGTCAGCGTTCCGCGAGGGAGTGAACAAGGTATCGGTCGACCTTTCCGAGGGCGAGTACATCTCCGCGGTCTCCGTCGGGTTCAACAAGGGCACCGAAGCCGGGAACTCCCTGAAGCTAACATGGGTCAAACTCGAAGCCGGCAGTGCCGCTACTCCATTTGTGCCGCCTGACCCGGCGACAGAACTGCTGAAGTGCCAGAGGTATCTGTTTGTGCTGCCGCAATGGAGTCGCTGGCGAATGTGCGAATATACATCTAAATTTTTGCGATTTGAAATCCCAACTCCGATAAAAATGCGTATCAAGCCAACGCTCATTAATTCTGAAAATTTCGTGATCAGATCTATAGATATAGTAAATGAACTGGATGGCTTTACATACGAAGCTGACAATTATGCTGGTAACGAGTTGCTTATAAAAGCAATAAAAGACAGCCATGACATAACGGATGGTGTGATCGTTGCCAGCAATGGCAATGTACTGCTGAGCGCCGAACTTTAAGGAGGACATCATGGACGAATACATAGTTTATGTAAAAACCGACAATGGCGGAACAATCACCGCTATCAATTCAAGCGCCTTCGTTAGTGGTGAGGGCTGGGTGGAAATCGACCGGGGCGAGGGTGACCGCTTTCATCACGCACAGGGGAATTATCTTGAGTATGGTCTTGCTGGCGCGGACGGAATTTACAATTACAAGCTGGTTGACGGCGTTCCGGTGCTCCGCTCTGATGAGGAGAAAGCACCGGAACGCGCTAAGATTTTAGCGGTGCTTGAAATCGCGGAACTCAAGCAGAAACTCGCTGAAACCGACTATATTTCTGCCAAGATAGCGGAGGGTGCTGCGACCCGGGAGGAATACGCGGAAAAGCTGGCTGAACGCGCAAAATGGCGTGCTAGGATCAACAAATTGGAGGTTGTGTAATGGAAAGTAGCATAATTGTAGCGCTTATAAGTGGCGCGGTCACAATATTTAACGTGATTTTTACCAGCGTTTCCGCGCATAAGTCTGAAATCAAACGTCGGGCTGACGTTGAGGAAATCAGGCAGAATGACCGCTCAAAGCAGATAGAAAGCGGTTTGCAGTCGCTTCTCCGCGCGGAAATAATCCGTTCGCACGAAAAATACATGAATAAACAGTATTGTCCTGTTTACGCAAGGGAGGCTCTTACACTCATTTATGAGAGTTACCATGCGCTTGGGGGCAATGGAACAATGACGGAGCTGTATAATCAGGTTACTGCTCTGCCAACTGACAAGGAGGATAATCGTCATGAAAATTGATTGGAAACGTAAGCTGACCAGCCGTAAACTGTGGGTGGCAACAGCGGGATTTGTAGCAGGCTTGATCGTAGCTTTTGGCGGTTCAAGTGAAACTGCGGAGACCGTATCCGGCTGCATACTCAGCGGCGCGGCTGTCGTAGGCTATGTGATTGGCGAGGGACTCGCCGATGGAGGCCACAAGGACGGTGAAGAGTAATGGCTAAGTACGCAGGTATCGACATCAGTTACTGTCAGCCCGATGTTGATTACGCAGCGCTGAAGTCCGGGAAGATCCTTGGATATCCAATCAAGTTCGTTATGATACGAGCGGCATACGGTACTAGCATGGATAAGTATTTTCTGCAGCACGTTCGCGGGTGTCTGGCAGCCGGTTTATATGTAGGTGTGTATCTGTTCAGCACCGCCAAGAATGCGGCGCAGGCTAAGTCAGAAGCAGAATGGCTTATCAGCACGATCAAGGCGAACAAACTGGACGGAAAGATCACCTATCCGATAGCCTATGATCTTGAGATGGAATCACAGTATAAACTTGGCAAAACTGTATGTACGGCGATGTGCAAAGCTTTTATGGATACGATAGCTGCATACAACTACCAGCCCATGTTGTACACGAACGTCAACTGGATATGCTGCCACCTCAGCTATGATGACCTCAAGGATTATCCACTTTGGCTCGCAGCATACATTTCCGAGGCAAAGGTCAAGAAGTACATCAATAAGTATGATATGTGGCAGCACTCGGTTGCCGGGCACAAGTACTATGATGTGCAGGGGGTTGGAGCCGTTCCGGGTATCATTGGACAGTGTGACTGCAACTGGGGATATACTGGGTTCGCCTCAAAGATTCGCAAGGAAGGCAAAAATAAGCTTCCTGTGCAGAAGTACCGCGTCACTGCCACAAAGGTAGTCGCAAAATCGGAACTTCCGGCCACTACTGGTCCGCTGAACGCGATGGGTTTCACAGTGAAAACTGAAGAGGTATAATATAAATAAGTGCGCCGCCCTTGAGGTAATTTCCTTGAGGGCGGCGTTTTTTTATTTTACGTCTTCTGATGTGAGCTTTCCGGTTTTCTTGTATCGCAAGCCTTCTGGTGAAGAATATACCTCTTCTCCAAATGCATACTTGCCGTGGTAGAAGTCTGTGATATCCATGCCTAATGCCTCAATGACGCGGCATGCAATACTAAATGAGCAGGTCATGATATTGCGTTCCCCGCTTTCGAACTTCTGATATTGTTGAAGAACAACCTTTGCTTTGTCTGCCACCTGTTGCTGGGTTAGTCCGAGAACAACACGCTTCTCTCTTAGGATACCGTGTGCATCATCGGATAGATGGCACATCTGAAATCCGCTTAAATCCATAAATCATACTCCTTTCAAGCACATTCGATTGAGTGTAATTATATTATACACTCAATCGGGTGCAATGTCAAGTGTTTTTGCGCAAGAAAATCCCCGGCTGTTCTCAGTCGGGGATCTCTCACACCTTTTGTTTGTAAACGCTCTGACTTTCGCACTTATCGACGGTCTTGCTTGCATTGGGGGTAAAAGCAACGATCTCCGACAGGTCGCAGTCAAGCGCCTCGCAGATTTTATCAAGGTGTTCAAGGCTGACTCGTTCGGCAACGTTGTGGAATAGATCGTTTATAGTGTTCGCTCTTAATCACGATAAACATTTTGTGGTCTCCTTTTTGTTATATGATAGTGGCGTGTCGTATAATGCGTGGCATTATACGACCTCGTTGATGGCGTACAAAACCGAGACAGTCAGCCAATTCGGCGCATAATCCTGACACTCATATATAGCTGCCTCAGTGGTGCCGATATAATACGAGCTGAGAATCGCTTCCTCGTCGCTTCGGTCTAGGTGACGCTTTTTGAGCTCCTCCTGATAGTCCGACTGCATAGCGGCATGAGCTGTTTCAATGGACGGGTACTGCTTCGGGAAGATTTTGAGAAACATCTCCCCTCTTTTGTTGGTAAAAGATTTTGCGAGAATAAACATACAAAT